AAATAATGAACCATTAGAACTCGAAAGAGGTGAAGAGCCTTTTCTAGTACACGATCCCGATGGATCTAAAGTTAAAGAGTTAGAAAACTGGTCTGTAGAAAAAGGTCCCGTGGCACTACAGGACGAGGAAGGAAATACAACTACTACATCTAAGTTAAAAAAAACAGCAGAGTTTGGTGGAACCGGTAGAAGTCAAGAAGAGAGAGGAGAGAGACAGGAAAGAGCATTTATTGAATTTGTTAATAGTGTAGAAGGAGTAAAAACTCTTGTAGGAAAGAATGGCGTAAAAATAGAAAATGTACTGTCAGCTGAAAAGGTAGAAAATATGCCTGGATATAACAAACAGCCCTATGCTGACATAGCGCTTAAGATCCAGAATGGACCTGATCATTTAATTTCTGCTAAAGGGACTTCCGCACCTTCGTTAGGAGGCGCAGGACTAGAAGGTATGACTTCTATGGGACCTGACGTTGTCTCGTTTGTTGAAACTTTTTACGAAAAAGCTTTCGATTTTTACAAGAAAGAATTCAACGCAAGTAACTTATCCTTCGATGATGATTTAAAATTGGTAGACGGCTTTAAAGACGTCAGTTTAAAAATACCCTTCGAAGTAATAACTCAGGTATTTAAAGGTACAAAAGAGATGGGTGGACCTATAGACAGCTATTACATAGGACCTATGGACACTGTAGCAGAAAAAATACAAGATAAAAACCTATACTTAAACGGGAAAATAATTTTGGTTGAAGAGTATGCTTCGTCAAAAGATTTTTACGCAGCTATAAGAAAAAGAGACGGCAGTTACTACTTTACAGATAAGTACTCCAAAGTAGGAAATTCTTTTGTTCCCGTAATATTTACCAATTCTCGAGGATCAGCAAGACAATCTAGATTTATCATAACAAATACTCCTAGAGGAACACTGTTAAAATAAGTTATGAGTCAACAAGAGATTAAGAAGGCGATAGCGCAAGAGTTTCTTCGATGCGCTAACGACCCGGAATACTTCATGAAGAAGTATTGCTATATACAGCACCCTACCCGTGGTCGTATTCTATTCAATCTATACCCATTCCAGGGTAAAGTACTTAACCTCTTTAAAGACCACCAGTACCTCATAACTCTTAAGTCTAGACAGCTTGGTATATCTACTTTAGCAGCCGGATATTCTCTCTGGTTGATGCTCTTCCACAAAGACAAGAACATTCTTGCTCTTGCTACTACTCAGGCTACAGCCAGAAACTTGGTAACAAAAGTACAATTTATGTATGATAATTTACCAAAATGGCTTAAATTAAAGCATTCCGAATACAACAAACTTAGCCTTAGACTTAAAAATGGATCTCGAATTAAAGCTGTATCTTCTAATTCTGACTCTGCACGATCTGAAGCAGTATCTCTCCTACTTATCGATGAGGCTGCTTTTATCGACAACATTGAAGAAACTTTCACTGCAGCTCAACAGACCCTTGCTACAGGCGGCCAATGCTTGGCCCTTTCTACTCCTAACGGCGTAGGAAACTGGTTCCACCATACCTGGGAGAGAGCCGAGGTAAAAGAGAATAGCTTTGTACCAATCCGACTTCCCTGGCATGTCCATCCAGAAAGAAACCAGTCCTGGAGAGATCAACAGGATTCTGATCTAGGTGTCAGAATGGCTGCACAGGAATGTGACTGCGACTTCCTATCTTCTGGTGATACAGTATTCCTGCCAGAGGATATGATTCATTATGAATCGACTTTAATTAGAGATCCGGTAGAAAGACGAGGAGTAGACGGTAATTTATGGATATGGGAACAGGCGGACTATACCAAAGATTACATGGTAGTAGCAGACGTAGCCCGAGGAGATTCAACAGACTACTCAGCCTTTCATGTATTCGATATTGAAGAGGCAAAACAAGTAGCCGAGTATAAAGGTAAACTATCTCCAAAGGATTTCGGCAACGTATTGGTTGCAATAGGATCGGAGTTTAACGACGCACTACTAGTAGTTGAGAACGCAAATATAGGATGGGCTACCATTGAGCAGATACTTGAAAGAGAGTACCGAAACCTATATTACTCGCCAAGGTCCGAACATGAGACCGTAGAATCCTATATGGCTAAATACGAGAATAATAGACTCGTACCAGGCTTTACTATGTCGATGAAGTCACGTCCGCTTGTGATTGCCAAGATGATGGAGTACATCCGAGAACGGTCCGTAACTCTCTTTTCACAGCGGTTAATTAACGAAATGAGAGTATTTATATGGAAGAATGGTAAGGCACAGGCACAGTTAAATTATAACGACGACCTGGTAATGTCTTTTGCTACCGGGTTATACGTAAGGGATACAGCACTAAGATTACGCCAACAGGGAATGGACCTAGCTAGAGCACAGCTCTCTTCATTCTCCAGTCTTAACCAAAGGAACCCGACCGTCATGACAAGTGTTGCTAGACAGCAAAATAATCCGTATCTTGTAGAGACTCCCCACGGTACGGAGGATATCGGGTGGATACTTAAGTAAGACTATTTATATATAAAATAACCTATAATGGCGGATCGATCACTATTTTCTAGACTACAGCGTCTTTTTTCAACAGACGTTGTTATTCGAAACGTTGGCGGAGACCAGCTCAAAGTAGCTGATATAAATCAGATTCAGACCTCAGGCAAGTACCAGACAAACGCTCTGATCGATCGTTTCTCCCGCCTGTACATCTACAATAATAAGAACATCTTCAATCCTAACCTGAACTATCAGACGCTTAGGATTCAGCTCTACTCCGACTATGAAGCAATGGACACCGATCCGATTATTGCATCGGCTCTTGATATTATTGCGGACGAGGCTACTCTAAAAAACGACCAGAGAGAGGTACTTTCCATTAAATCCTCGGATGAGAACATTCAGAGGGTACTCTACAACCTCTTCTACGACGTATTAAATATCGAGTTCAACCTCTGGTCTTGGACACGTAACATGTGTAAGTACGGAGACTTCTTCCTCAAGCTAGAAGTGTCCGATAAGTTCGGTGTCTACAACGTTTTACCGTACACTGTCTACCACATGGTTAGACGTGAAGGGGAGGATCCAGAAAATCCTCAGAAGGTAACCTTCACCATCGACCCCGATGGTCTAGCCTCACAGAACGATCCGAACTACATACCGAAATCCGACCAGAGAGTCATTCATCTCGACAATTACGAGGTAGCGCACTTCCGACTGATTTCGGACACAAACTACCTACCGTATGGCCGTTCCTACTTAGAGCCTGCTAGAAAAGTATTTAAGCAGATGACTCTGATGGAAGATGCGATGTTGATTCACCGCATCATGAGATCGCCTGAAAAGCGCATGTTCTACATTAACGTAGGAAACATTCCTCCTGCAGAGGTAGAGCAGTTTATGCAGAAGACAATCAACACGATGAAGAAAACACCGTATGTTGATTCGACTACTGGACAATATAATCTACGCTTTAACCTCCAGAATATGATGGAGGATTTCTATATTCCAGTCAGAGGTAACGATACGGCAACTCGAATCGATACTACCAAAGGACTCGACTATGACGGCATCCAGGACGTCGAGTACCTACGCGATAAGATGTTTGCCGCACTCAAGATTCCTAAGGCATATTTCGGGTATGAAGGGGATCTGCAGGGTAAAGCAACTCTTGCAGCAGAAGACATTCGCTTTGCCAGAACGGTAGAAAGAGTACAGAAGATTATGGAGAGTGAGCTAACCAAGATTGCTCTTGTACATCTCTACTCTCAAGGATTCACCGGGGAATCTCTTACAAACTTTGAGATCAACTTAACCGGTCCATCTATCATTTATGAGCAGGAAAAAGTTGCTCTCATGAAAGAAAAGATCGACCTAGCATCTCAGCTAATCGATTCTAAACTATTCTCTACCGACTATATTTACGACAATATCTTCGATATGTCAGAGGATACGTACAATGAGATGAGAGACCTTGTAAGAGAGGATCACAAGCGTATCTTCCGTCTCCTACAGATAGAAAACGAAGGAAACGATCCGGCGGAGTCTGGCCGCTCTTATGGTACTCCTCACGATCTAGCATCGATGTACGGTAGAAGAACAGATGCTTCAACTCGACTGCCGTTAGGGTACAACGAGAAGGATGTAGGAGGTCGCCCAAGAGAAAAAATGTCCATGTACGGTACTCAAGATGATCCACTAGGAGGTAGAGATAGATTAGGTAAACACGGTATGCAAGGTGGGTTTCCGAGCGATAACGAATATGTAAACGAAGCTAAAAAAGCAGATATAGTTTACTTACAGAATAAAGATATCTTTGAAGAGAAGAAACTAATCTTCAAACAAGATAAAGGAACAGTTGACGCTAACATGCTTGACGAATCTAATATTAAAGATTTAGAAGACTAGTACATATTTATTACAGTAACACTATATTATGAAAATCAAACATTCAAAGTATCGTAATACGGGACTCATCTTCGAATTGCTTGTAAAGCAGATCGCAGCCGATACCCTGTCTAAGAAAGATTCCCCTGCTGTAAAAGTACTTAAGAATTTCTACTCAGGCAATTCTTTTTTAGCTAAAGAGTACAAACTGTACGAATTTATTACGAAGAATCAAGGCATCAATCAAAGTAGGGCAGAATCTATCATCTCTACCATTCTAGAAGTATCCCGCAAACTAGATCGAGCCTCTCTCAAGAATCAAAAATACGATTTGATTAAAGAGATTAAGAAGCATTATAATTTAGATGACTTCTTCTCTATCAAGGTAAGAGACTACAAACCACTTGCTGCTCTTTACTGCTTGATGGAAGCACATAATACCGACAATCTAGTTAATCCTGATGTACTTGTAGAGAATAAAGTTACCATCCTAGAGCATTTAACAGCTGCACCGGTATCGGAAGAAGACGCTAAAGACTCTCTAATCGAAGACTTTTCTAAGTTTGATAAAGATCTTAGACTACTCACCTACAAAGTACTTCTAGAGAAGTTCAATAACAAATACTCAGGACTGCTTCCGGAGCAAAAAAGGATCTTAAGAGAGTTTATCACCTCGGTATCATCTCAGACTAAACTTCGTAAGATTGTCAACGAGGAATTAGACAATATTAGCAAGATCATCGACGCTAAGAAAGATCTAGTAACAGACGACATTACAAGAATTAAGCTAGACGAGATTCGTAAGCTTGTTACCCCTTTGACGAACAAGGATAAAATTACAGATAGTACTTTAGTATCGTTAATGCAGTACTATGATCTCGTTCACGAATTAAAGAGTCTATGAAAAGAAGTCAACTAGTAGCAATTGTTCAGGAAGTTCTTGAAGAGCTTTCGTCCACTGGTACTGGTGCGACTTTTACAACGGGTACCGGTGCTCAATATGCAACGCCGTTTGCATTCAGTAAGAAAGGTTCTGGTAAAAATAAGGCTACTAAGTACGGCGAGAAGCTTGGCTATAAAACAGTCAAGCCTAAGAAAAGACCTTTTAGCACAAAATTAATTGACTATCTAGATGAGGACACTGACTGAAAAATATAACGGCGTTTT